GGCGTCGGGTCGCCAAAGGTAAACGCCTCGGCGTGCTGCTGCGGTGCGGTTGCCTGTACAGGCTGCGCGGTGGCGGAGTGAGCCTTGCGGCCTCTGCGTTTGCTCATCAGTAAAATTCCAGAATTGAGGGGTTAGCGCCGCCGCTGGCTGCGGTAAGCGGTTCGTTTAAAAGTGCGTGCATGATGGCCCAGGCGACGTCAGCATGGCTGGCCTCTTCGCTGCGGCTCGCCTCATAAGTTGAGCGGTTGCCGCTGGCCGTCATGGTTTTGCGGATAGCCATAAACGACTGCGTGATATCCGTCGCCCCGGCGTCATACTCAAGCCGCCCGCTGCTGATGGTGTCTTTTGCCTTCAGCACCATTGCGGTTTTCACTTCCGGTGAGTATTTGATTTCCCGCGCGGCCGGGTAAAACTGGCGTACCAGCTGAAAAACCCCCTGCCCTATGCCGGTGGCATCCACGCCGATATATTCCACTGTGTATTTTTTCGTTAAGTCCTCGATAGATTTCGCCTGCGCGGCAAAGTCCATGCCCCGCCACTGGTGACGCTCCAGCACGCGGAACTTACCGCCCGCAACGAGCGGCGGCGCGATTACCGCACAGCCTGCGCTGTCGCCGGTATGCGAGGGGTCATAGCCGATCCAGACCGGCCGGTGTGCGAACGGGCGCGGCAGGTACGGGTTAAAGTCTTCCCACTCCTCCAGGCTGTCGATCATGCAGCTCTGCAGCTCGGCGAACGGGAACACGCTGGCCTCATCGTCGACAAATTCACACATCAGCAGGTTCTGATATTCCGCCGGGCTGTATTCAAGCTGCAGCTGGTCAATGTCGAACAGGTTGCAGCCGCCGGTCAGCGCATCCTCAACCGTGACAATCTGCCGCCACTGCCCGTCACCGCACAGCGCGCCTTTCGCCAGATGAGAATGCGACAGGTCTATCTCGATACGATCATCTTTGCTGCGACGCCCCTTGTTAAACAGCTCGCCTGACCAGAACGGATAAGCGCTGTGCGACAGGGCTGACGGCGTGGAAAAGTAGGTGGTACGCCACTTCTTGTGCAGCGACATGCCGCTGGCAACTTTGCGCAGCTCCTGGAATTTCGGGATCCAGAAATATTCATCCAGATAGAGGTTGCCGGTGTAGCTCTGCGCTGTGCGCACGTTGGTGCCGAGGAATATCAGGCGTGCGCCGTTCGGCAGCACGATGGGATCGCCCTTCAGGTCAACGTCAGCCTGGCGGGCAAAGTCGATGATGTAGTTTTTAAAGACGTGCGCCTGTGCTTTGCTGGCCGATAGAAAAATCTGGTTGCGGCCGGTGGTCAGCGCATCGATCAGCGCCTCGCGGGCAAAATAGAACGTGGCCCCAATCTGGCGCGACTTCAGGATATTGCGGATGCGGTGAGTCAGCCCGGCTTTATGCCAGTTGAGCTGATACTCAAAGCAGTTATCCATAAACACGCCGGTCAGCTTGTCTGTCTGTTCCTCGCTGAACTCATTTTTAACAACCGGCTGGCGCTCGCCTTTGTTGCGGTTGCGCACGTTGGGGTTTAGGTCGGCCTCGTTGCCGCTGCTACGGTAGCGCTCAACGCGGGCAAGGCGCTCAATCTGACGGCCGAGCGCGTCTATCTCTTTGTAATCACAATTCCCCTTTACCTCTTTCATGATGAGCTGAATCAGCCGGGCTTCCATGCTGGATTCAACGCGACTGATGGGCGCGACGTTATCCCACGCGTCGCGCAGCTTCCAGCTCTGCACGGTTGGCGTTTTCTGTCCGAGCGTCTCCGCAATCTGGCGCACGGAATAACCCTGCCAGTAAAGCAGCGCGGCCTGACGGCGCGGATCGCTGATGATGGTTGTCGGTGTCGTTTTCATACCGGCAAGGCTACCGGTGCCGAAAATGGCGCGCCTGCTGTCCCTGTTTGCTGATGCATCAGCGGGCTGGCATTCGTTGAGGGATTGTGTGGCGACGGGGAAACTGGCCCCGAACCGACCCAACACCTGACCGGAGCCTGATTAATGGCAGCAATCAAAGCAAAGCGTTTTCGTATCGCAGTTGAAGGCGCAACCACTGACGGCCGCGCAATTCCGCGTGAGCACATTGCGCAAATGGCGAAAAACTATGACCCGACGATGTACGGGGCGCGAATTGACCTTGAGCACATCAAAGGCATCACGCCTGACAGCCCGTTTCGACGTTTTGGTGACGTGGTGGCGCTGTCAGCTGAAGAAATTGCTGACGGGCCGCTAAAAGGCAAGCTGGCGCTATACGGGGATATCGATCCAACAGATGAGCTGGTTGCTATGACCAAAGCACGCCAGAAAATCTATACCTCAATTCAGTACAACCCCAAGTTCGCGGATACCGGTGAGGCATATCTGATCGGCCTGGCTGTTACCGACAATCCGGCCAGCCTCGGCACGGAAATCCTGAGCTTCAGCGCCTCGGCGAACACTAACCCGCTGGAATCCCGCAAGCAGCATAAAGACAACCTTTTCAGCGCCGCTGAAGAAACTGTCATTGAGTTTGAGGAAGTGGCCGAGCCGTCGCCGTCCCTTCTGACGCGTATCACCGCCATGTTTACCGGCCAGAAAAAGGCCAGTGGCGAGCAGTTCGCCGACGTCAGCGCGGCGGTAACGGCCGTCGCTGAGCAGGTGCAGCTGAACGCCGAGAGCCAGACGCAGGAGCTGTCGGCGCTGGAGCAATCCGTCACCGCACGTCTGGAGGCTATCGAGCAGCAGGCCGGGGAAGACCGCACCGCTTTCGCTGCGCTGCAGGGCCAGCTTTCGCAGACCGACGGCAGCTTTACCCGCCGCCCGGCGGCAACCGGCAGCGATCCGAAGTCCGGCGCGCAGACCGACTGCTAATCAGGCGTTGCCTGAACGTTAAAACCCAACACAGAGATAAACAGGAACGCCAATGCGCAAGAATACCCGCTTTAAGTTTAACCAGTTCATGACCCGCCTCGCCGAGCTGAACGGCGTCGAAACCGACGACATGAACAAAAAATTTACCGTTGAGCCGTCGGTCACGCAGACCCTGATGAGCCGTGTGCAGGAGTCTTCCGACTTTCTGACCCGCGTCAACATCGTGCCGGTGTCCGAAATGAAGGGCGAAAAAATCGGGATCGGCGTGTCCGGCTCGATTGCCAGCGTGACCGACACCGCAGGCGGCGACGAGCGCGAAACCGCTGACTTTGCCGCGCTGGATAAGCAGGGTTATGAGTGTGTGCAGGTCAACTACGACTTTCATATCCGCTATAACACCCTCGACCTGTGGGCGCGCTATGAAGATTTTCAGGCCCGTCTGCGTGACGCCATCGTGAAGCGCCAGGCACTTGACCGCATCATGATCGGCTTCAACGGCGTTACACGCGCCAAAACCTCGAACCGCGCCAAGAATCCGATGCTGCAGGACGTGGCCGTAGGCTGGCTGCAGAAGTACCGCAACGATGCACCGGCGCGCGTGATGAGCAAAATCACCGACGAAAACGGCACCGTCGTTTCTGAAAAAATCCGCGTCGGCAAAAACGGTGATTATGCCAACCTCGATGCGCTGGTGATGGATGCCACCAACACCCTGATCGAGCCGTGGTATCAGGAAGACCCGGAGCTGGTTGTCATCGTGGGGCGTCAGCTGCTGGCTGATAAATACTTCCCGATCGTCAACCAGTCGCAGGCCAATACCGAGCAGCTGGCTGCTGACGTCATTATCAGTCAGAAACGCATCGGCGGTCTGCCAGCGGTGCGCGTGCCGTACTTCCCGGCCGACGCCATGTTTATCACCCGCACAGATAACCTGTCGATTTACTGGCAGGAAGGCACGCACCGCCGTCTGATTGACGAAGTGCCGAAACGCGACCGCATCGAGAACTATGAGTCCATCAACGAGGACTACGTGATCGAGGATTACGCGGCCGGTTGCCTGGTTGAAAACATCGAAGTCGGTGAGTTCAGCGCGGCTGCAGAAACCCCGGCAGCAGAAACCCCGGAGGCGTAACGCATGTTAAGCCCTGCCCGACGTCACCGCATGCGCCAGCATGCTATCGAAGCCTCGCAGATCGCCGACAACCCGCTGCGCCATGCCAGCGGTTATGAGCAGATGCTCATCAAGCTCAACGACGACAAGCGCCGCCTGAAGAAAGTGCACTCTAACGAGCGCAAGGCGGAAATGAAGCGTCAGCTGCTGCCTGAGTACCTGCCGTGGGTGTCCGGCGTGCTGGAGAAAGGCAAAGGCGCACAGGATGCCGTGCTGATGACCGTCATGATCTGGCGGCTCGATGCGGGCGACGTGCCCGGCGCGCTGGAGATTGCCCGGTACGCGCTGACGCATGGCCTTGTCTCGCCTGACGGCTTCAAACGCGCCAGCCTGCCTTACCTGCTGGCCGAGGAAGTCGCCAGCGCGGCAACGCGCGCCTGGACGGCAAAAGAGCCGGTCGATGTTGACCCGCTGCTGGCAACCATTGCGATGACGGAATCTGAAGACATGCCCGATCAGGTGCGCGCCAAGCTGCACAAGATAACCGGGTATGTGCTTCGCGATGCGGGCAGGGCTTCGGAGGCGATGACCCACCTTGTAAGGGCGCATCAGCTGCACGACGGCTGCGGCGTCAAAAAAGACATTGAGCGGCTGGGAACGGCGATGAAAAAACAGGCCATCGCCAGCCGCTGACCGAACGCGACCCCGCGCACGGGCGGCAGGACGGCAACGCACTTTCAGTGTCTGCGCCGTCCTCCACCGCCCACCTATTTCAAAGGCCGATTATGAATAACACGGTTGTTATCCCCGCCCCGCGACCGGC